ATTTACATTTTCCGTAAAGAAGAAAACTTCAAAGTATTTCTTCATGAAACGTGTCATAATTTAGGGCTGGACTTTCTCTCTATTTCTGATTATTTATTGCAGAAAGAAGAAGAAACAATACGAAAGCTATTTCATTTGCAACAAACCAATTTACGATACAATGAAAGTTATTGTGAACTCTGTGCACGAATGATGAATACAATGATTATTATCCTCTATGATTATTACCCATCGAAGCAACCTTTAGCGGGGAAAACCAGACGCGGGCGGCGAAGCCGCCCGCCTATTCATACCCGTAAACAGAAGGTCAATCATATATTACAGTTATGGAAACGCCATTTTGTTTATGAACAATTGTTTTCCATGGTCCAATGTGTAAAACTCCTAAAGTATAACAATATTCATTATCGGGAATTCTTCCATGATCCTTCTAAAGGTCCGCACTACAAAGAAAATACCCAGGGGTTTAGCTATTTTGTATTGTCCAGTATTTTACTTTTTCATATGGGTGATTCTTTACAATGGATGGCAAAATATGCTAAAGGTTCTCTCAATATCCAGAAATCCGAAGAATGTTTAGGCAATTTTATTGAATTGTATAAAAAACATCATCGCGATTCGAAATATTTAAAGGCCATAGAATTCATTGAACCATTTTTAGAAAAAATAAATCATGAAGAGTTTTCACAATCTTTACGAATGACTTTGGGGGAACCTACCCCCTTACCCCCCTCCGTTCCACAAGTGGTATAATGTTGGGCTCGCTTCGCTCGCCCATCTTTGGAATAGGGGGTATGGGGGATGTATCCCCCAGGGGGATGTATCCCCCACTTCGGATGAATCCATAAGGGCGTAAATACTTTAGCAATATTTCCCATTCTATTGTTTTTGCTGTAGAATTAGTATATTCATTCAAGTCCATTAATTTAGGAACTTGAAACATCGAATAGATTTTCATCAAGTTTCCTAAATCATTTTCTTCTACTGCTTTTTTCTCTTGAATTATCCATTTGTAAAAATCCATAACATTTTCGTCCTCTATTTCACGGATATTTTCATCACCTTCACCCAGCTTTTTCTGTTTATGTATTTGTTTGTAACCTTGGTATTGGTAATAAAATTGGAATCCTTGAGATACATAAATTGGTTCTCTCTTTTCTTCCAACAATTGATGGTAATCTGTTCCTAATAATATCAATACGGCACTAAAATAAGGGTCCTTTATACGAAGACAATTGAGTATACTTTGTCTATTGTAGACAGTGCATTGACCCTTTTCAATATTCCATTCTCGTATTACATAATTGCAACCGTAGATAAACATATCCATATCATCACTGACACATGCCCATGCTTGATTGGTTTTCACATAATATGCACATATAATATCCGCTTCTTGAGGTGCATCAATATAGGTCACACCGAGGCTTTTCAGCAATTTCCGAACTTGGTCAATATGGTCGTGGGTCACTTTCACCGATTCCCGTTTGTAAAATATCATCTTCTTTTCCAGTTTATCCAATTCTTCTACTGTTAACGATGCCATTGCTTTTTCATCTTCCATGGTCTCTTTACATAGATTGTATTCCGCTATTGCCTCTTTCCTTTTGTAGTAACGTTCCAATAGCACTTGGAATTTTTCCTCCGAAGGTTTCCCATCAAATACAAATATTGGGGTGATTTGGTTTTGGTGGCATTGGGCCACCATCATGAAGAAGTTCTGCAGTAGACAATCCTTCTCCAAAAATCGATATAAATATATACTGGTGTCTATCACCAAGGTTTTGTTTTTCAATTCACTGATTTGGACATTTTGAATACTCTTTTTGCATTGAGTTTTCAAAAACCGATTCAAATATTTGATTCCCATACAATTAATAAATAGTTGTTTTCTATTGTTATCTACTACAAAACAACCCCTATAATTTTTTTTCAATTTTTTTGCGCATATACTTATGAGGAAATAGCGGTTAGTAAAGAGCCTTTGAAATCATGAAGTCCAGTATGCATCAAATCGATGGAAATATCGGCATATATTTGTCCACCCATATTGCTCCAACGTTGGCAAAATAGCCAATCTTCCGACAAATACTTTTCGTCTACTACTGCACAATCGAACAGAGCATACGCTTGTTCATTTTCGTGGGGTTTCAAAAAATTCACATCGTCCGTGTATTTAGTAGATGGAAATGCCTTTTGCATACACTCGACCATTTTCCTTTGCAGCATCATGAATCCAGTAGCCAGATGTTTGATTTCAATTAGATTGTTTTTCACTTCTATGTTTCCAGTAGTTAATCGATTAATATTGTAATTGAGCATATGATTCTCAATGAGAACATTATCGGCGGTATTTTTCAGAATTTCGTGTCTGTCTTTCTTCGATGTCCATGAGTCTACAATATTGGGCTGCTTTAATCGGTCCCATTCGATTTTCTTCAAGGGATAGACTCCTCCTACGATTCGTTTATCGGATAACAGTAGACGAATAATATCCACTGGTTTCCATGTAATATCTGTGTCAATATACAAAACATGTGTCATTTTCGGATTACTCATTGCTTTTGCCAATAAATTATTACGTGCCCTTGGTATCAAACTATCATTTCTACAGAATTCTACCTGCACTTCAATGTTGTATTGTTTTAATAACTTGATAGTTTCAATTAAACATATTGTATAATTCACATAACACATACTTCCATACGTTGGAGTCAATATATACACAAATGGCTTACTGGTCTCCACAAATTGATTTATTTTTTCTACAATAGAACTCATTATTATAGAAAACAGTAAAAAGTATATTTATATCTATTTTATCCGTAAATCCATTTAGTCATTTCAGGTTCAGTCCTTGGACCACTATAATATTCGACTGGACTGTCTTCATTCATTAATCGATAAATAGTAGGGACTCCATTTACTTCTAAATTCGCATTTGGGTAAGTTGTATTGAATTTTTCGACTTTTTTTTCGTATGGATCGCCCATGTCATTAATGGGTGAAACCGAGTTTTTACAGACCTTTTTCCATTGTCCTTTCATGTCGCGGCAAAAATGACAATATTCACTATAAACTCGTCCAAATATCAACGGTTTGTTTTGGACATGTATACTTGGTTTCGGTTTTTCTTTTTTTTGTAGTAAAATCGAGTCAACCACTTCATCAAAGTGGACTTTACGGGTTCTCATTTTGGGAAATTTGCGAAATTTGCGAAATTTGCGCCTTTGTGTTTTTTTGACGGGTTCTGGTTCTGGTTCTGGTTCTGGTTCTGGTTCTTCAATCACCACTTCTTCTACTGTAGGTGACGGTGTTTTATTCTTGAGGGTTTTCTTCTTCTTCTTGAGTAGTTTCTTCTTGGGCGTTTTCTTATTCTTGAGTGGTTTCTTCTTGGGCGTTTTCTTTTTACTGTAGATGTCCATTTATATACTATTATGATGTTTTTTCTATTATGCTAAATATATAGAACACATATCCATAATAAAAAGAAATAATGAATCTTTATCATAAACTTTTCATGGTATTTTTAATTGCTGTATTTGCAATGGGATTTGCAGTATGCTTGGACCCATCCTTTAATAAAGAAAATATGGAAAATTTATTGGCTGGCAATAATCAACTCCCTTTAGACCAACTTCCTCCACAACAAAACCAACAACAAGAATCGCCTTGTCCTGATGTTTTAATTCGGTCTGGCACAAAACTATATTTGCACAATTCATCTAAACCGAAGAGTGATACGAATCCATTGGTTTTCGAGGATCTTCCAGAGTATTTAGCCTTTTTGAAAAAACAAAGAAACGCAGGTGTTCGGTGCCCCGTTTTATTTTTACAAGAAGAATCGAATACACAGGGACAAACGGTATACCGAATGCGACCAGGTGGACCTACAGCAATGGGTGAATTAGGAGGGTTACAAGTGCAACCACCTCAGCCTGTAGAAGTATTTGATGCAAGTCGAGACGGAGAAACATATAATCAGAACCACTATGCTGGTTTCGATTCACATGGCCAGCATGTTGGACAATATACTGAATTGGACCAAATCCATCGTTCTACTGCAACCGAAAACCGAGTTAGTGACAATCCAATGGATTCAAATTGGGGAGGAGTCGAATTTAGTAGACAAACTGTAAAAAGTGGTAAATATGAAGGACGAGAAGTAGGAAAACCCAGATTTGTTCCGAAAATTACCGAGATTTATAAATAAAAAAATTACATCATCAATCATACAACATAAATAACAATACCCCCATTAATCATAAGACATTGTGTTATACATTAAGATCAAATAAACAAACCCTAATGCAATATAGTATAAAAATGCTTGATAATCTGTGAATTTCATATTTTTTACAAATAAATCGGATAGTCCAAATCCAGTCACATACAACAATACTTGCTCTAAATGATTAATAAACAAAAATGGAAATGAAGGCATTATATAAATAAAGTATATTTATATGATACGGTCTATTGGATAAAAAAATCCACGGGGGGTCAGGGGGATGGAATCCCCCTCCCTAAATACGTTTGCAAATTTTGTATAATATTCTTTCCAATACGTCGTTTTCCAACCATCAATTGAGACAAGCTTTGTATATCCGTATTGACTAAATCAATCAGTTTACTAAAGTCGCCATCTACGTGGTCCATCAGAGCAACTGCTGTAGCATTACTAATGGTTGGTATTTGTTTTAAAAAGATGATCCCAATATTCTCTCGAGTAATGTTTTCCTTCTTTTCTCTTTTGATAACATATTTAGCATATCCTAACTGATTCTCATTTTCCCCCGATTCCGCACTCTCCATTTTGCTAAATGTCGTAGAAGAATAATCTCGATTGATTTTCGTGCAACACATGATTAATTGTTCTACAGTATCATGGGGTTGGGTCGTTCTCCAAATATGAAAGCCTTTAGTAAAAGCTAAAGATGTCATACAACTCACAACCAATTGTTTATCTTTTGGATTCAATTGAGAGAAAATACCTTCAATACCATATATGACTTGATTCGGTTTATAATGCTGTAGAATACGAGCACTTTGTTCTGCATAACGTCCATCCCGCAGAGAATTTAATAAATCGCTAAAGGTTTTTCTCTCCCAGATAAATAATAATTGGTCATCATAATAAATCTCCATATCTCCTAAATCCAATGTCTTTACTTCTACAGTTAACCAATCATATGCTTCTTGTTTTGACTGAATGAGAGAAATAATCTCATGTTCACGATGGTCTACAATAATTTTCATAAGTGGATTATAAAAGGAGATAAATTCTATTTATATTTATTCAAATAAATACAAATCTGGTTATAGTGATGTTATCATTTTACCAGTGATCAACACCCATACTGGAAGTGAATCGAAGATTGGCTAATTGAGATATATTTCTCTGGTGAGCACGTTGTTGTCTCCATTGCTTAAGACCACAGCAGTTTCTACCAGGTCTCACATGTAGAGGAAACCAGTTGTTTCTTCCAACTAATGAGGGCATACCTGCCTTTTTGTTTCCGCCTCCTTGGTTTTGGTTAGTAATACTGTCTTTATATGCTACGGTGCTTGAGTATCCCATATCTTATTCTATATAATACCCTAAATATATTTATTTTGTCGGGGGGTGTTGAACATTATAACAACCCTTTTCGATAGAGGAAAAAAGAAAGAGGAGAAAAAATGAAAAATTGAAAAATATATATGAATCCAATTCTTTCTACAATAATAGAAAAAGAACTGTAGAAAAATCATACCCTTTAATTGCTAAAGTAATTTAAAAAGACATGTTTTCTAAATTAAAAAAAGATGATGACTTATTTGTCCTAAAAGAAAATGGAATGGAATCATTGGTGTTCGACCCATACAATGAAGTAAATAAACAGATTACCCATGATGATGTATTAAGAATTTTGGCTAAATATAATGTGCAAGTTCCTATTCATAACTTTGAATTATACAAGCGTGCATTTATTCATCGTTCCTATATAAAACGACCCGAATTACGGAACAATACAACAATCCAATTTATTCCTAAACCACATTCTTGTATTGAATTATCGACTAAATCCAATGAGCGGTTGGAATTTTTGGGAGATGGAGTATTGGAATGTATTGCTAAATTTTATTTGTATAAGCGTTTTCCTAAAGCAGATGAAGGATTCATGACCGATACGAAAATCGAATTGGTGAAAAACGAAACAATCGGTCGTATTGCAATGGAAATGGGACTACATGAATGGTTTATTTTATCGAAACATACTGAGATGAAAAATGTTCGTGTAAATCATAAACGATTAGGGTGCTTATTTGAGGCATTTGTAGGAGCATTGTTTCTTGATTTCAATCGTGTTCCGATAAAAGACGAAGACCATTGGTTCGATACCATGTTTCAGTGTGGACCGGGGTTTCAAATCGCGCAATTGTTTGTAGAATCCGTGTTTGATAATCATATCGATTGGTCTAAAATTACGAAACAGTCAGACAACTACAAACGTCCTCTACAGGAATTATTGCAAAGCGAATTTAAAACGACACCCTTGGTAATGGAAATCTCGTCGTTTCACAGTGAAACTGGATACTATATGGGAGTATACTTGTGTTTAGGCCAATCGTCCCATCATTTGTCTCATGAGAAATCATTGAAAATATCAGAGTTCCCATCATTTGAAAGCATCCATTTATACATGGCCAAGAAGCAAAAGATATTTGTATATTTAGGCGAAGGAAAACACAGACTAAAACAAAATGCCGAACAAGCAGCCTGTAGAGAAGCTATTGAAAATTTAAAACAAATGAATGATTTTGAAGAAACAATCAAACATGTTCAACAAAAACATAATATTTACTCCTAAGGGGGATTCCATCCCCCATACCCCCTGTTCCACGATAGTTGAATGGGATGTAATCAAATGGGCCCCATATCCCCCTGTTCCACGATGGTTGAATGGGATGTAATCCTATGATGGCATTAAGTATGACTAAAAGGGGGTGTAGGGGATATATCCCCAACCTCCACACAAAAACATAGATAAAGTATATATATAGATATATTCATTGTCATTTTTTCTATAGTAATATATGATCACCGATAATACACAACCGATTGATGTTTTACTCGGTAAAAAACCCGAGCCTGTTGTTTATAAAGAATTAATAGAATCATATCAACAAAAACAATCTTCGTCGGATGATGCAGTTTCTCTCCATCATCTTTTAGAAGATAAACGTGTGGTTCATACTTCCATGGATCGAAATGTTATTCTACAGCGGTTAAAGACAAATGGATTTTTAGTCAGTCCATGCATAGAAGACCGAGCAGCTGTTACCACCACATCTTCTTCTTCCTCCTCAGAAGAAACAGTAGAGGAAATCAAGCCGAAAGCCGCCCCTGATTTTGCAGTGAATTCTGATGACGAAGATGACGACCAAAATAATGCAGATGCACTACACGGTCGTAAAATACCAAAGAAAATTACTATTGGTAAAACCAATCCACCTAAAGCGGTAGAAGAAAATGAACCCGAATCCGAACAAGAACCCGAACCCGAACCCGAACAAGAACCCGAACCTGATTCTTCTACTGTCGACCTACCAGAGGCCAATCATTATCGGGAAGTCCAAGAAGAACCTTTGCATTTGGATTCGGATACTATTTTCGTGGTTTGCAATAGCAAAGACACTCAGAAACCTCCAGGAAAAGAACCTGGAGAGAAAATCAACAGTAGTAAGAAAACCAAACCCTTTTATGATGCTTTAGCGAAAATTGGCAATTGGCGAACTGTATTGTGCAATGATTCTATGCATAGTTTCCAATTAGACAATATTACATGGTCTACAGTAGATCACTATTATATTGCTTCGCAATACAAAAACCAATCCTTTTTTTCCGATTTAGCTCAAAATTACGATATTGCTAAAGCAGTAGAAAAAACCAAAAAATATAGCAGTAAGAAGGTCAGTGTTGATAGCAATTTCTCTCAACGCAACAAAAGAGAAATGTATTTAGCTTTGTATGCTAAATTTACTCAACATCCCGAACTTGCCAGAATCTTACATGCAACTCAAAATGCAACTTTGATGTATCGCATTAGTCCCAAGAAAAAGGCCGAATTTACGGAATTGATGTGGCTACGACATAGTTTGCGTAAATATACAGAACAAGTTTGGAAACCATTAGTAGAGGAACCTACGGCTGCGGCGGCTGTCGCCGCCGCTGTTCCCCGTAAAAAGAAATCGGAACAAGAAGAATCAACCGAATCCTTGGAAAAAGTAGCATTGGGTGAATATGAATTGCAATTACCAGTATACAAACCCGATGTAGTTCGTGTTTCCAGTTACTATTTAAATAACCGTGTTCAATTTGTCCAATCCATTAATCAATTGTTTCAGCATATTCGCAAAAACAACCCATCGGATAAAATTGTAGGAAGAAATAGTTTTGACCTACTGGAACATCAACGCATTGTATTGAATTATTTACAAGGCGATAGACCTTACCATGGATTATTGGTATATCACAATTTAGGAACAGGTAAATCATGCACATCTATTGCAGTAGCAGAAGGTATGAAACATGATAAAGAAATCATTATTTTATTACCCGCTTCTCTCAAAACCAATTATTGGGCCGAACTACAAAAGTGCGGAGATATGATTTACAAACAAAATCAACATTGGGAATTCGTTTCTACAGATGGACGTCCCGATTTGGTCCCCGTTTTGGCGAAAGCATTGAATCTAAACACGGTTGATATTCGTAAAAATAAGGGTGCATATATGGTTGATGCTCGCAAAGAACCGAATTTCGCCAATTTATCTCCTACTGTTCAATCTGCCATACAAGAACAATTGCAAGAAATGATTAATCAAAAATACAAAAATATTCACTACAATGCAAATAACTTAGGTAGTAAAGTAGATGAATTGCGACGCAATAAGAAAAATCCATTTGATCATACTGTCGTAATATTAGAAGAAGCCCATAATTTCATTAGTCGTATTGTAGGAAATCTTCGAAAGAAAAAGACCGCCGAAACATCGGTTTACATTCGCATTTACGAACTCATGTTACAAGCAACCGATTTCCGTATTGTTATGCTTTCGGGAACACCCATCTTGAATTACCCTCAGGAAATGGGAGTCATGTTTAATCTTCTTCGTGGAGGTATTCTAACATGGACATTTGATATTAACACCAAAGAATCCATGTCCACGGAGAAAGTCGAATCCATGTTAAAAAAAGAACGGTTGTTAACTTACGATTACTTACAATACCAATATGGAAAAATCACCATTACGAAAAATCCATTTGGTTTTGTCAATGTAGATCAACGTCGGGCACCTACTACTGGGGCTGCCGCGGCCAATACCAAAAAGAAACGTCCAGCAGTAAAAAGCCATAAAACTACTCAAAAACAACGTCCATCCAATGATGATAATACAAATACGGATTCTACAGTTGCCAACCAATCTGGTGGTGCAGGAAAATACGGAGTCCGTTTAGACAGTAGAGGAAATGTCGATAACAAGCAATTCGAAAAGAAAGTGCAGGCCATTTTGGAAAAAAATAATATTCAAGTCAAATCCGCAAAATCCAAAATAGAAAAATGTTTACCCGATGACGGAAAATTCATCGAAACATTTATTAAAGAAACATCGTCATCGTCATCTACTGAAAATGATGACCAAACCGATTTAATCAATATTAATACCTTACGTAGACGCATATTAGGCTTGACATCTTACTACCGCACATCCAATACAGATGTATTACCAAGAATCATTATGACCGATTCCAATAGTCCAGTTCATCAAGTTCGGGTTCCTATGAGTGACCATCAAATCGAATACTATTTGAAAGTCCGTAGTGATGAACGAATTCAAGAGAAAAATGAGAAAAAACGCAAAAGAATGGTCAACAACAATGACCTATACGAAGAATCATCCAGTTCATATCGGGTCTTCTCTCGATGTGCTTGTAATTTCACCTTTCCCAATGATATTAAACGACCAATACCAAAAGGGAAAAACAAAGAAGTCCATGAACATACAATAGAAGCAAATACAGCTACACCTGTTATGATGGCCGAATACCAAGACGAAGATGCCAATAATCAAGACGACTTTTATCAAAAAGAAATCGTGTATACCATGAAAAAAATCGCAGAAACACGTGATACATTACTCAAAGGCGATTCATTGAAAAAATACAGTCCAAAGATGTGGTCCATTTTGCAGAATCTACAAGATAAACGATACAAGGGACTCCATTTACTCTACAGTGCATTTAGAACATTGGAAGGCATTGGTCTTTTCAAAGAAGTATTAATGGCCAATGGCTATCAAGAATTCAAACTGACGAAAAAAGATGGCACGTGGCATTTAGCCGATGATTTCAAACTCGACGGTAGACCTTGTTTTGTATTGTATACAGGAACAGAAGAAGTCGAAACCCGTGAAATCATACGAAATATTTACAATGGAGATTGGAACCCACCAAATGTTCCCGAATCCATTAGTGTTCAATTGAGAGAAATTTCATCCAATAATCTCTACGGTGAAATTATCCAGTTGTTCATGATTACTGCTGCTGGTGCAGAAGGAATCAACTTGAAAAATACTCGATATGTCCATATGATGGAACCATATTGGAATATGGTCAGATTGGAACAAGTAATGGGACGTGCACGCCGTATTAAGAGTCACGTTGATTTACCAAAAGAGGAACAAACCGTCCAGACATTTTTGTATTTGTCTGTATTGTCTGATTCCCAAATCAAGAATGGGCAATACAAAGAAATCACGGAAAATGATGTAAGTAAAATCACGGAAACCCCCATTACCACAGATGAATACTTGTATGAATTGTCTCAATTGAAACAGAAAATAAACAAACAGTTATTGACAGTCATGAAAGAAACCGCAATGGATTGCCATGTCCATATTCAAGAGCACAAGAAGAATGAGAAATTAGTCTGCTACGGTCCACAATCGGGAGATAAAGAGTTTGTAGATTACCCAGCCTTGGATAAAGTATTGGAAGAAGATCCAAATTAATAACACCCCTATTTGAGAAAGCTTACTCAAGTGAATAGTAGGCCAATAATGGTTGTCCCCATCCATCAGGTGTTTTCGTATACCCATCGGGTATATCGACTCGAGTAATGGACAACGTTTTATCGTTTATGCTGTAGATGAATTTATCTTTACAGTCAATGTCTTGAAAAAAATACAATGGTTTTTTCAATGCCCAAGGTAATTGTATTATTTTTGTCCTTGTTTTACTGTCTCCAATGACAATACGGGCAAATGCACAACTAACAAAAGGGTAAGTATGTAAACTGTAGTCAGCTTTGGTGGGTAAATTCGGGTAATCGAGAGAATCTATTGGAAAAGGGATTTTATTTTTAGGTGGTTCTTGGGAAAACCAATCACGATTCACATAGGTCAATTCCAATACATTGGGAATGGAATGCACAATAGGACCATTGTTGTTGCCATGGGCATGGATTATATAATGGGATTGATTTAATTTAGCGAGACATTTGGTTTTGAGTTCGATCGACCCCCAATGGTCGTTGCCACACATACCGTGGAATTCAATGGCGATTTGTTTGAATTTACGTAGTTGGTCTACAGTAAGAGACTCTAACCATTCATATTCGCCACCCTCAATGTCGATACTCAAGAATATGTTGTTGTATTTGTTGATTAAATCGTGTAGATTACAATGACGGTCATCATTATTGGCACCAATGTTTTTACGGAAAAACTGGATTTCTTTGGTGTAACGCCAAGGGTAATCTGCAATGGTGCCATCGAACGCGTAACAATGTTCTTTTTTCAAATAAGAATGGGACTGTAGAAAATCACGTGTAAAACTCTCTTCATCGGAAATACCACATGAAATGTAACAATCATACATGGTATTTAACATTCCTATAACATATCCCCCATCTGTGCTACTGCCAAATCGCTTTTTAGCGGAAAACTCCTTGACTTCTAATAATTCCAACTGATTCATCTACTGCTATACATTATTTAGTAAACATTAAAATAATGTATCCAACGCACCTGGGGGATGAAATCCCCCATACCCCCTGTAGGGGGATACATCCCCCATACCCCCTGTTCCACTTGGGGGATTTCATCCCCCATACCCCCTGTGTTCCACGTGGGGCGAGCCTCCTAAAGTATAATCATGGGATTTTAGAAAATGAACCCCACGTGGAACAGGGGGTATGGGGGATGTATCCCCCAGGGGGATGGTATCCCCAATTTAGTATCGAATAGGTGGCAATGGAGATAAACACAATTTGATATCCCCCATTTCACTACCAATATCATATTTCACAATCAAAGGTAAATTGTTTTCCAAATAAATTTCCAAATTCTGGGATAATGGAGTGCATTTGATGAAATTATTCAAGGACTTTAGGGAAAACTCCCCACTCATCACTACTGTAGGATCCGGCTTTTTACGGAACTTAATGGCATCCATCTTGTCTTCCAATAAATTGTTATCCGATGCCTGCTCGGATCGGAAGATGCGGGATTTAGCAAAGTTTCCTTCACATGAAAATATTAAATCATCTCCTACGGATTCGATTTTAATACGGTCAGATATACCTGTTAAATCACGGATGATTTTTTGGAATCCAACACTCGGCATGTGAATAATAGCAGAATAACTTACATCGGGCACTTCCAATTCATCATCCTCTGGTTCAAATAGCCGTAGCTTATAATTATTGCATTGATTGATCTTACCATTATCATACTGTAGACCTAAATGAGACACACTACCTTCATTGTAATCATCTTTGTCAATATACATGGAAAATAAATCATCATTGGATGTATTGGATATTAATTTAAATAAATGTAAAGAATTTGCACAAATGACTATTTTATCAGGTGAACAATCATGTTTCTCGAATTTCATCTTTACTGCCACCAATGTTGTATGGTTCTTATCAAAGTTTATTATTTTCATTCCATTTTTATCAATTATCATGGTCACATCGGGGACTAAATCTTTTAAAGCACTATATAGGTTACGAATAGGTGATATTTGAATCGTTTGCATAGTCAATACATTGTTTTCGATCTCCATTCTGATTTCCCAAAAAAAAGAATGCGTTCAGTATGACGAATTGTAGAACGATTTATTTATATGCGTTTTCTTATGAATTTTTATTTCTTTTTTTTACTAATTTATTTTTTATTATGGTTACTCTTTTTTCATCCTTAAGCTAAAATCCATTGTCCTGGTTTACCTGTAGAATAACTACGTTTGATTGGTGGACTTTGTTGTCTGGGTCTGGTTCTGAGTCTGGCTTTTTGTTTGGATCTTTCTCTATGGTATTCCAGTTCTTGATACAAGAAGGTAAACACATTCGGATGATAAGAGTAACTGGCTTTTGCACATTCAGGGAAATACATGACCGGTTTGTCCCGCGTGACTAAGTAATCATTGTATTTCACCAATATACCATTCATGATTCCTACTGCTCTCTTCCTTCAGATATAATGGTTAAAGAAGTTTTTCTTTGTATCTTACTTTCTGCTAAATAAATATTGCAAATGGCAATATTTTTTTCTGAGATTTTCAATTTTTCAGGATGAAGAATGAAGAAACCTTTAGGAATCTCCGTGGAGCTTAAACATCACTCCATGTTTTGTTAAATTATCAATCATAGTAATCTGATTTGGGTCTTGATTTTCATTATTGCGTAGCCATATTTTAATGATACAAAAGTTCTTTTTAGGGGAAATCGTGATACCATTAACACAATTATTGTAACTATCTTTTTTCGCCAGTGTTTCCCCAGCGGCGTGAAACATCATGTGTCGCCATACTTGCACTACATGTTTATTGACGACTTTATAGGAAAAGCAGCCTCCTGTGCGATTAGCTGGGTCTTCCCATAAAGGTGTAATTCCTTTACGCATAAAAAATAACATGCTGAATTTGATTATATTGTCAGTCAACAACTGATTTAGTGATATTGTCTTTTCTACTGTATTGATTTCATCATGTAATACAGTATATCCAGATAAGGTCCAATCTTTTTCTGTTGGCAAATGGTGATATAACACCCAAGTATCCTCCAATTGATGGGTCGCTGTAGAAGTAGAATGGGATGATGATTCAGTTGTTACACATAACATATTCATGGTTCTGATTTCACCCCAAGATAAATAATAAAAATGAGTATTCTTTATATTATTTTACTGTAGATAATAATGATGTGAATTTATTGATTTATTGATTTCCCCCTTCTTTTTTTTGTTCCTCCTCTGTTGATTCTACTTGTTGCTCTTCTGGTTGTTCTGCTTCTGTTTCTGTTTCTGTTTCTGGTTGTTTTTGTTCTGCTTCTGTTTCTGTTTCTATTTCTGTTTCTGGTTGTTTTTGTTCTGCTTCTGTTTCTGTTTCTATTTCTGTTTCTGGTTGTTTTTGTTCTGCTTCTGCTTCTGGTTCTGGTTCTGGTTCTGGTTCTGGTTCTGGTTCTGGTTGTTGCTCTTCTGTTTCTGGCTCTGGCTCTTCTTGTTTGTCTTCTTTTTTGGCAGAAAGACCTAAATTTTCACTAACAGAATTAACGGTATCGGCAATGGCGCCAATGAAACTGGTTCCTTCTTCTTCTTTCTTTTCCACTTTATCTTCCATCTTTGTAATTTCCTTTTTCATTGTTTCTACTTCTTTCTTCATTTTTTCGGCCTTTTTAATTTTCTTCTTGATATGTCTTCTTTTCTTGACAGTAATTTTTTTTCCCTTTCTTTTCAATAGTTTTTTTAATTTTTCTAAAGAAATGGCCGTTCGGCAATGTAAGAATTTCCTTGTTTTTCTGTCACGGACTGGTTTACAAGGCAATGTGCATTTGTCTTCGTCTTTGATATTCACGCATGCTGACTTTTTGGTTTTTCTTCCCATGATTTACTTGTTATATATGGTTGTATACAATAGAGATAGAATTAAAATATCCACCAAAATGACCCAGAGTATGTAACATCCGAATTGGCTAAAGATGTTGTATCTTTTATATCTGTATCCTCTTCCTCTTCATCATTATCATCATGAACATCATCACATTCTTCTACAGTAGAATCATCATCATCTACTATTTGGGTTTCCGATTCGGTATCGCTTTTATCACTGTAAATATCAAAACTGTTGTCAAAGTAGAATCGCTTTACTTCATAATCATTTTCATGAAATACTAAGTAGTCATTACAAGTCAATACTTTTTCATTACATTCACTGTCCATATACTTGATTTCATAATTCATATCAAAATAAAAATACACATTCAAATATTCTAAACAACGGAATATAAAAGATGGTGTAAACAATTCGTTCTCTTCTAAATACATTCCAGCAGGGATTTTTAATTCTACAGGATTCCTCATTTTAGGATGGTTATATTCCACATACAAAAAGGCCGCATTGGAACGTGGTGGAAACTCTTTCCAATCTATAGGTTTCCGTTCTTTGTTATCTACATAACTACGTATCAAATAATCATCTTTGTTTTTCACTACAAGTAGCGTTTCTACGACTTCTGCCTGATATTCAAACTCGTATTCATATGGTAGTTTTATAATGGGATCACTCAACAATATTTGATGCTCGTTCTCCATAAATACTGAGAAATCTTGAATATAAGGCAAGACATTCTTCTTATATGAATTGTAGGATGATATGTCCCAACCGAATTCATTGAAATTCACTTGGTTGGTCAAACAAAAGATTTGCATCCATTGGTCTTCTATAGGTTCCTTTAGGCGAAATTGTTCGTAGATTGGTTCAACCAATACCTCATATGCATATTTCATTGCTTTATTGTAGTAATGATACAGTAGAAAAAGTATTAGCTGTATGTAGTAGGTAAAATTTCGGCAAAAATCAGTAATGTTATCTATCATATATCTTTCTGGTTATTTTTGTTTTGTTTAACAATGGCTATAAGAAAATACTGGTATTTTTTTATATTCTTTTTTCTTTTGATATTAATTTTTTTATTTTACTGCATACACATTACCTAAATATCCAATGAAACAGTATTGCTACGGTTTGATGTATTGTGGCGCTTGCGTGATTTTTTCGGTAATTGTGTTCCGTCTAAATCTTTCAATGAGGTGACACTTACTATGGATTCTGTTCCTTGAATATTCACTGTTTCCACTGGTATAGTAGTGGATTGTGGTGGTGTCATGGGTCTTTGTGGAGGAGCCGCCTTTGGTTTCAATCCCGACAATAATTGGTCAATGTCAGGTGTCACTTGTGGTCCTCGCATTTCGGGACGAGCTGTAGGAATCGATTGACTGGGTCCAGTTGCACTCTGCTGATTTTGAGTTACATCGACTCCTGATTCACGGAACATTGGTCCATTATTACTGGCTGCATGCAAATCGGGTCGGTTTCCTGGGTGAGGTGTAAATTGCATGGCACCAGGTCTCGGTGGCGGAGCTTGGTTCTTCGTTTCAATGGGTGCTGGTGGTGGTCCATGACGTGTATTGACTTGCTCGGGTGGATTATTCATCAAATTCTTCGCAAAGTCAAATGCCGCATTTTCTTTACTCATAGTATCGACCGCTGCATTGGTAAACATTTTCATTAATTCGGGACTTTGTTTCATTACGTCGTTGAAACCTGGGGTGGCGGAACTCAACATTTTATTACTCATATTGACTACTGCTGCTGAAAATGCAATACGCAACAATAAAGATACCTCGGGTGCCATTTTTCCTCCCTTGTATTTATCATGCAGTTCACTAAAGATGTCTTCGTAGGAATCCAAATCTTCGCTTACTTGTTCACCCCATCCATCTAAATTCAAATCAAAGGGATTCAATAAAGCATTTCCGTATTCCAAAGTATTGACGGCTGTAGTAAACCACCATCCTTGCAATTTAATGCTGTCCTTTTTACGCTTTTCTTCTAAAGCTCCTTCATATTCATCCTCTACTTCATCGAAATCCGAGTCCATCGTGAAGACCGACCCGTGTTTATACAATCCCTTATCGGCCCATTCTTCCAACTTCTTTATCATAATACGCTTCTTACGGCGTTTTTCACGGTCGGTCAAATGTGCACTACTACGGACCTGAGGCTTTGGCACCTCTTCTTGCATTTTGGAAAATCCATCCCATGTTTGAGCATTTCCTCCTACTGTTTCTTTTGTTCCATGTCCTAAATTTGAAGAAGATGATGACCCTGAATTGGAGGAACTGCTACCACCTCCCATACCAAACATATTGCCTAAACTACTTCCAAATCCACCTAATCCACTTAATGTTTTCGAGGATCCATCATTGCTACTATTATAATTCGATGATGGTTGCTGGGCAGTAGAACTAGACAAATCATTCAATTCCGATTCTAAATTATCCAATTCATCTAAATCGATTTTAGTAGAAGTAGATGAGGATTTCTTTTTTTCATTCATTAATAATTCGATTCCTCCACCAAAACTGACGGAATGTTTGGAATCGTCATTGGACATATTATTCATAATTGGAGCATCGTCCACTGGGATTGCGTCTAAATCAATATCAACCACTTCCATTAAACCAAGGTAGTTATGATGTATTCTTATTAGTTATTTTTAAGTCCTATGTAACGAATAATCTTTTTTTCTTTTTATTCTCTTTTTTATTTTTTATTTTTTATTTTTTATTTTACTTTTTATTTTTTTGCTTTTTTCCTTTTGGTGGATGCACTCTCTTTTTGGCCACTACTTCTTTTACACCACCAAAGGGCCTGTAGAAAAGAATCCGCTAAATCATCTTTCTTTGGCGATTCATGAAAATACTTTAGCCATTTTTCCTGATTCTCCTTAAAGTTCTCCTTTAGGAACTTTTCACCGTAGAATATACCGTCTTGTTTATGTTGTTTGTAAGTAGTTTTCGCACCCGATTGTGGAGCCAATTCTTTCAACTTATTACTGGACGATACGAACTCAATTGTAGAAACGCCTAAACTAATAAAATGTTGGGCCAACATCCCTTGTATTGTTTTCATGCGATTCGCAATCGGACTAATTTGATTTTCAATAATCACACTATCTACAGTTTTCATATTGGGATTTTCTATCATTTGTGCATGGAGAGAACGCCCGATGGTCACCAAATCGACTTTCCCCGCATTGGTTTTCTTCGGTTTAGGCAAAAGTTTCCAACAACGACGTTCATAATAGTCCAAAATTTGAGTAATTAGATTGCCCTTGGTTTTGGGTTGTTCTGGTTTGGTGATCACATTGATTCCTACAGTATTGGTCCATAAGGTCCGGAGTTCAGTGGGTGACTTTTTCCCTAAAGCCGATTTAGTAGGATAACTTTCTGGCAATTCATATTGCTGCGATGATTTAGCATGCTTCGCACAAACATAGTTACTATTTTTACTGTATTTTGCTACAGCATTACATGACCTTCCATTTTTCAATGTATGATTACATCGTTCTGTAGATGATGATGATGGTCCATTCGTTTGTTCACATAAGTTCAAGACATTCCATTCTACAATCTCATTTTGAGACAAATCCAGTAAACAATATGCCATGTTTTTGATTCCTACATCAAAACTCAACAAACGGGTCATTATAGAGAACGATAGATAGTAATCTACAATAGTTCAATCGCTTTAGATGTTTTTTCGGTTATATATAAAAAATTTATAGCACCATCCCAATAGCCATTGGCGGAGCCAGGGGGTATGGGGGATGAAATCCCCCAAGGGGAAATATCCCCCAAATATATAACAATGAGTATTTTCCCCACTCATGATATTTCTCTCAATCGGTATTATTATTCCTTTTATTCATATAATCCATCTGAAGATGCAAATGTGATTAAAAGCTTCACCTACGATAATACGCAAACTTTAGTAGAAACCAAGGATATTTCCTTTAATACCAAATCGCCAACTGAAATGATTACCTTTTTAGAAAACAGTGGAACCAATCCTTATGCTGTAGGAAAAAGTGGTGCTGCTGATTTCCGTTCCATGGATTTAGCATTTGGTGGGGTTTATAAGAAAGGCTTCAAAGAAACCCAACGTCAAGCATTAATGACTTACTTGAATACGACTTATAAAAACATCCATGCTGGAGCAGTTCAAGAATATGCGGTTACTGTTTCTAATCACAAGTATTATTTAGACGGAAATGGCCCAGCCTATACTGTAATTGCCCCTACAAGTGGTATTTATGTATTTGACCAAAGCGACTCTACGAATGTAACCCATCCTTTGGTCATTGGTGAAACAGATGGAGCAGGGACGGGTTATGGGTCTGGAACTTATTACAGTTCGATGATCACAGAAGGAACTATAGGAAGTCTCAATGGATATACCATAGTAGATATATCAGCAGGAACCCCAGACTTGTATTATTATTGTTCGGCTCATAGCGGAATGGGAGGACAAATCTTAAATTTCATGTCAGCAACCGTGACATCTTATACAGTGACTGTTGTAAATAGTGTAACACATGGCCAAAATATTTTTGCTATTGATGGTTCTACAGATTATTACGATGCTGGTTCATTGGTGTTCAATGCTGGAACTAAATATACTGTAAACGTATCCGCTTTAAATGATACATCCTATGATGTTGTATTTGGAACAACCATTGATGACTCATCAAGTATAGTCAATGATACATCTATAGTAACTAAAGTAGGTGATATTATTTGTATATTACCCCAGCAGACCTTGTATATGTTTGACCGAAATATAGAATACATGACAAAACCATTAACATTGAAGAATTATATGTTTAAAACAAGTGGAACCTTGACTTTACAAATGACAACTCCTACAGTGAATTATTACTTAATTAATGGAGGAGGTGGTGGTGGTGCTGGATATTCTGTTAAAAATGTCGATCCAAGAGGTGGTCAGGGTGGTTTTGGGGGTAAATCAATAACTAACACCCATAGTTTTTTACAAGGTTCTTATACTATTAAAATTGGATCAGGATTATCTGGTAGAACAACTAATTATATCCAAGAAAATGCCAATTCATCCAGTTCTAATGAAAGTAGTATTGTAGGTCAGGGTATTAATGTAGTTACAAATGGTGTAAATGATACAGGTAGAGAATCTCATGGTGCAACGAAATCTAGTGCTGGTTTAAATGGTAGAAATGGTTATACATTCGGTTTTGGTGCGCAGGGTGGAGGTGGCGGTATAACTCATTTATATTATAGCAGCTATACACAGAACGCGGGTTCCGGCGGACAAACTGGTGGTGGTAATGGAAGTAAGTCTGGAAATGGTGCAAATGGACAAGCAAATACAGGCAGTGGTGGTGGTGGGGGGGCTTCTTACACAGGTATTTTTTCGTATGATGTTATAAGCTACAACGGTGGCAATGGTGGTAGTGGTGTGGTGATTATTCGCTTACCTGAGGGAAAATTCTCTTATACAGGAACTTATAATGAAACAACCCTAGAATTCCCATAGCCTAATAAACAAACACAATTTTGAGGAAAACTAAACCCTACACACCAGGAATATTAATCCCACCACAACATATCCAAATCCCCCAAGAACAGGGGGGTATGGGGGATGTATCCCCCAAAATAGCCATTGGCGGAGCCAGGGGGTATGGGGGATGTATCCCCCACAATAGCAATTCGTGGAACAGGGGGTATGGGGGATGAAATCCCCCATTTATATATATCAAATGAATTTAATCAATAGTATTCAGTCCAAGTTACATGGTTCTATAAATCCCAATAGTGTTCAATATATACGCCAGCAAGATTTGAAAGTCCAGTTGGATCCAAGTGGAACGGATTATGTAGAATATAGTGGCCAAGCCTCGATTTTCGAAGAGGCCCATGTATTGAATCCTCAAGGAGAAAATACAACTGCTTTAGCCATTTTGCAAAAAGCGCCGTCCACTTTGCCTTTTTCTTTGGCATCGCAGGACCAATTCACGATTTGTCTCAAATACAAAGTCCATGACGAAAACAAACCTTTGCTTGGATATTATTTCACAACTTCGCAATACGATTTATCCATGAACAATTCCGTGTTTTTGAAAGACGATACAATACAAGTTTCGGTTTACAAAGCATCCGAATATCCGATTGATTATGCCATTACAGGTGATTTGACTTCTACTGATTTAAATGGAGCCACTCTTACTGGAACTATTAGCGAAAGTTATACCAGTTTAGACTATTTAGTGACCTCAGGATATGGCCAATTTACTTTTACTTTAAATGGAACATCGCCATTACAACAAATATCGGCTACTGTATTCATCAAGTATACTGTTACGGTTGTTTATAGTGCTACATATGGTCGGGATATTTATCAAGTTGCAGAATTGCCTAATTACTATACCGATGAGTTAGGACTAATTTTCAATGCGGGAACCAAGTATGGGGTTGATATATCATCATTAAGTAATACCTATATACCCGTATTTGGAACTACAAATGATGATTCATCAAGTATAGTCTATGATACATCTATAGTCAATCGAGTCGGTAATATTATATATGTAAGCCCTCAACAAACCTTGTATATGTTTAATCAAGCTTACATACATATGACAATGCCTCCAATAATATATAAGAACTATAGGTTCAAATCAAGTGGAACATTAACAGTAAATATTACTACAGAATCCGTTGATTACTACTTAATTAGCGGTGGTGGTGGAGGACAGTCAGGAAGTAAATATGAAAGTTATTCAGGTGCTGGTGGAAATGGAGGAGGTTATATAAGTGGAAACACAACTTTTTCTGGTGGAAATAATTACGATATCGTAGTTGGACCAGGTGCTCCAATAGGATGGACCAATGGAGATAATTCTTGCTTGTCCAAGATAACTGGTGTAAATATTAATCTTGTAACACCTAAACCCTCTGCGAGTAGTGGTAGTGGAGGACGCCAGATACAAAGATATGAAGGCTCTAAAGATGGCTTCCCAGGAGGTGCTGGAAAACTTATAGGAGGTCTTGGAGGTGGAGGTGGAGGTGGTTCATTGTATAATGATTATAGTGCACCAGGTGGAAGTGTTGGTGGTGGAAATGGTGCAGGTGGTGGCACTTGGGACCCACCAGCTACAGCTGGTGCTCCCAATACAGGAGGTGGAGGTGGTGGAGGCGCAATTAGTATGAATAAATCTGGCGCTCCAGGTGGTAGTGGGGTTGTATACATACGACTCCCTGAAGGAAAATTCTCTTATACTGCTTCCTATGATGAAGTTGCTAATTTTGGCGACACAACTGCTATCTAATTTCGAAATGACGATCGAAAATACCAATTAGAAAGACAATAAAATATGATTTCTACAGTAGAAAATATATTTTGAAGCAATAAGGGGTATTACATCCCCAATGACCCGAATGAACCCAAATCCCCCCACTATTCCACGAAGCGAACCCTTATTACTGACCATTGGCGGAGCCAGGGGGTATGGGGGATGAAATCCCCCAGGTTGGCACTTCCATTCTGGCCTGTAATTGTTCACGACTCAAATAAATCGACTGTAAATCACTGGGTTGTGCTTGACGGTGACTAAGTGGTTCTTGAATGGATCCATATACTTTAGGCGTTTCAAATACTCGGTTTAAATCGGGTTTTTCATGACGCACACTGTAACCCACATCATTGAGCGAATCTTGTAATAAATTCTCGCAAATCGTCTTACTGTTATTCATCAAGTATCTGCGGTATTGCCAGTTCGATTTGATGCCATTGTCTTGTAATAGTTTCTCATTGACTACTGCATTCGGTTGCCAAGACGCTAAAATGGTTCGCCCGTCATTCATTTTAGGAGGAACATTATTATGCTGATTATTCAGTTGGTAGCCCTTGGTGGGCAAGGCAGGAAATTGTTGATAAGCGGTTTGCAAAGATTCTCCTAACATTATTTTATATTATTTTTTATACAAACACGATTGTTATTATAAAATGAAAACATATAAAAAATTCCCCCTAAATATTTGTGTTTGTTATGTCATCTGTAGAAGATTGTTGTTGATTTGTCAAGACCAAATCGATTAATTCCTTTTTCTTCATTTTACTGGGTTCGGTGCATAGTCCATCGCGAATCACCATTGCACGTAACATTTGCACACTCATTTTCTGCAGTGATTTTTTCGAAGAAACGGATTGAACTCCTACTACATCGGGGTCTTCAGTCAAAACAGATGCATCGACAGTATTTGCATCATCGTCTTCTACGGTTTCTACTATTTTCGTTACTTGAATATCAGATATGCCTAAATCTTCTAAAGATAGTGATTCATCCGTGGATTCGACAACAGTAGAATGTTGTTCATCCACTTTTTCATCTTCCTGTTCAGTGGACGATGGAATCACTTCGATATCAATCTCATTTAGTTCTACTGTTTCTTCCACATGATAGTTCAAAATGGGAGGTTGTTGTTCTGGATCACTATTGTCGTCATTTATTTCACGGATACCATCTTCACTACTATCGCCACTTTCACCACTTTCACTACCATCATCATCATCATCATCATCATCGCCATCATCTTGCGATAAATTCATATTGGACACAATGATATTTTTGTATACATCATCTACAGGATTCCAATCGGGTGGAAATTCATGACTTTCTTGATTCGGATATTGTGTAAACACAACTGGTCCATCCGTTTTAGGTAAATTCAAATAGGAATTCATAAAAGAAGTCGAAGAAGGTGGTTTAGAAGAAGAAGCAGCAGTAGAATCCATAAGCATCGTTTTGGTCACATCGGTTAATGTTTCGATACGCTTTTCCAGTGAATCGATTCGTCGTTTGAAATGGTAAACCAATAAAACAACCAGTAAAAAGGTTAGTCCTAAACTCAAAAAAAAGAAACTTTCTAAAAGGGAGAAAAAAGTCATTCACGTATGTATTCTCCTATTATTGTATTCTTCTAAATTATTCTTATATGGTTTAACGCATACAAGAAAAATACCAGGTTATACTATATTATTCTTATTTACGAAAATCATGAACATTATGAAAGAACTACCCGAAGATAAAGAAATGCGTAAAAACAGTAATACTGAAAAATCGTCATCCATGTATAATTTATTTTCTTCTACTGCCGATTCAGTTGTATCTGTTGCTGCTGCTGCTGCTCCTTCAAAATCAACCACCACCACCTCTTCTTCCTCATCTGGACCTACTATTATTTCATCCAGTGGCGAATCGTGGAGTTTAGGCTTTTTTGACATGAAAACCTGGATTATTATCATTTTACTTGTTTTAGTCGTATTTAGTTATTACGGTATTCAATTGTTGAACATTTTCGGCGATGCCATCAATAATGGTGTCAATAATTTGTCACCCATTTTCAAAAACTTTTTGGAATTATTAGGTTATTCTACTGGAACCGCTCTTAATAAGACCGCCGATTTAACCGCCGATGTAGCCAAAACGGGTATCGACGTAGCAGAAGGAACTGTGCAAAATATTGGTAATCTTATGATTGGAGATGAAGCAGTAGGAAAATCGTCTAAACACGTTCTTCATGAACCCGAACCCGATTCTCCCGAAGATACAATCCAAAAGTCTCTCAGTTCTTCCAAAACCAAATGGTGTTTAGTGGGTGAATACCAAAACAAACGTGGATGTATTGATATTAGTGAAAGTGACAAATGTATGTCAGGCCAAGTGTTCCCCAATGAGGAAATGTGTTTGAATCCATCGGCTGCTGCAACTAAGAATCCTTAAGATGTTTGTATTACGTTGATTGATGATATGGTTACTGTAGTATCCGCCGCAAATTGTATAAAGAATTCGTAAAAATAGGGTTGACTTACTGGTATCGTAATATTTTGGATTTGTATTGCAGAAGTATTGGAAACAGCATCGGAAGTAATGGAAACAGTAGGAACAATGGATTGAATGACTGGACTATTGTTGAGTTGCAATTTAAATGATGGTATGGAAGTAATAATAGTAGTAGTGGTGAAATTCAGTGTAAATGTATAAAATGCATTGGGTTGAATGGTCCGCACCTCCAAAACACCAATGGGTTGTATTTGGTTCGCTTCAAATAAGGTGGTTGTAGATGATGTATTGTTATCGGTCACAACATAGAAAACAAATGGGATATCTTCGTCAGTAGTATTACTGGCTTCACTGGGAGGTTGATCTACTGTAGATGACTTAGTATACATATACAAGGGTATGGTTTTATCCAAATAGAGGGAAATTTGAGGTCCAGGAACATTGGCTTGAGTGGATATTGTTTTATAATTCTTGGAATCACAAAAGGCCAATTGTTCGGGCGTGGCACGCTGGGCCGTTCGCTGTAGAGGATTATAACCTCGTGCAGTTTGTGCAAATAATTCTTTTCGGGTTAATCGATTTCCACCTTGCGATGATGATCTTGGTCCACTGTATTGCAATATTTCGGCTTTTCGTCGCATATCCAATTCATATTTCGAATAGCCTAAATTATAGGGGCTCGTGATGGTTGCTCGTGTTGGCGGATTGGGAAACATCATGCGCATTTTTCTTTGGATACATGTTGACTCGCTAATACCATTTGATGCCATCTTAGATTTGTTTCTGCTTTCGTTTTAGTTTATATGATATACACATAGACTAAATTACTTGGACTTCATATTTATTGATACCCTGCATTATACCAAGAAGAGGAAATGTAGGAGTAAGTGCCAGATGTTCCAGAACGGTCGATTGAACGTTCACTTGGATTGGTATCAGGTCCAAACATGACAATATTATTGATTTCAAATACATTAAGTGCTCGGTCATAATACCGTAGATTGGACAATTTACCTTTAAAATCAATGGCTGCAAAAATGTCGTGGTAATTTTGTTTCGGAATTTTATCCATATTCTGACGCTTTACAATTGTTCCATTGACATAAATGTCCATTACCATATTTTGCATACGAATGGCTAAATGGAACCATTTCTTCAAAGGAAGCTTTTTTACTATAATTTCATCACGGCCAGCATCTGTTCCACTCACTGCAATTTCGCCCACATGGTCCATAAATATGTGTAAATTTTGGTGAGCAATATTATTAGAAGTATCTTTTTTTACATATACACCAGGGCCATTTACAATACGGATCTTAGTGTTGTCATCATATGAATCCGTTCCTTTGACAAATATTGGGTTATAACTTGCATCTTGGGTTGCATCTTCAATTTCATTTAAATATAACCAAGTAGACCAAGTAAATTCAATACCTCGATGACGGTCGTTTGATTTTAAAACTACAATACTGTCTTCCTTTTTGGGATCTTGGGTAATTTGTTCATTTTCATTACCACCAAGTGCACCTCGGATTATATAAGGGCTCCTACTGGGAGACAAAAAGTATCCTAAAATGGAAACCATAATTTTGAAAATCACCATAAAAACAATAAATACAATAATTAAAAAGGCAAATTTTGCTAAAATACTATTGGACTCCAAAAAGTCGCGACCAGCATCGACAACGGATTTATTGGAAAAATCATTCAATGACGATTTGAGACCATCTTTGGTTTCGTCAATGGATTGATTAATGCTGTCCATTATATTGAGTGATGATTCTTTCATGTCACCTACAGTAGGAGTATTTTCTTTCATATATTCAATGGGAGACTTATCCATATTTATTTGTAAAATCAGTAGACTTATATTTTACAAATAGAAAAAAAGGTGTTTGTTATCTACACTGTTTAAAACATTTGGAATTGGCGCACATCTAAATCATCTTTGGTAATTGTAACTGTTCCACCATAGTTGGCAAACATTTTGCTAAAGTAGTTTCCGCCATTACCGTCCATATATTTATCCCATGCTTCGGAAGGACTTATAGGTCTGGGTTCACGTTCCATTTTAGCCAAAAACCCGTCTATGTTGGTTCCAAAATGAATTGACGAAGCTTCATTTATGGAAGTAACAGTTCCAGCAATTTTATGAGAACGTAGTAACTTACCGTCAATATATAAATCGACAATATTGTTGTCTACACTAATGATCAAAAACACCCATTTTTGTAGTGGAAAGTTATCCATGATAGTGTGAGGCACTGCTGCTGAATCTTCTAGAATCTCATAAGATAATGATGCAGTGTTGGACATACTTACATCTAAATAAGTAGTAGTGTCATATTTTATCTTAAATAAAGATTTGTTGGCATCATTTAATGTGTTGATATAAATCCAAGATGAAATGTAGTATCGGGGTGATGTAGGATTTCCAGAAACAGATGACAACCTTACTTCTGGCTCTTGTTTATTTAAGTCGGTTTTACTGGCAACAGACCTTCCTTTTTCATCAATGACTTTATATAAAATATAAGCAATCACTACCAAAATCGTTCCCAAGATAATTAAAGTATAATTCATTCTGTGCTAAATGATTCTGTATATTGTTAAAATAGATTATTTACTGGCGGATTTTTTAATTTTAACAAATTATAAGTTCGGGCAATATGTCCAGAATCCATATGTTTCTTTTGCATGTGTAAATTACAAATGGCACCATGTAAGGTGTTACCATCTTTTCCTACAGTAAATCCCATTGATTTGTCATAATCACAAGTGCAATTTTTCTCTAAAGGTAATGTGGATCGTAATTTTCCATTTATAAATATATCCACTTGAGTGGTTCGATAATTCAGCACAACATAATTCCACGTTTGCATAGGAACTCTTAATTCTACAGTAGTAGAACTGTCTTGACAATCACTATTATTCGAAACGACGAATTTCCACTTTCCATCACCCTTGCATGCAATATAAGGGCACCCTCGTTTGTTGTCACTTTGGTCCTGTGTTGCAAATACAAACATTGGGTTTTCTTCATTGGCTGCATATTGTGGGTAATTGGTCGTTATCCACATGGAAATACAATATTCTCTTACAATGACTGTATCGGTTTTATCGAATTTCGGTTCATTCAAAGTATACAGTGGTTCTGCGTCAGAAATGAATTGACTATTGTAGAAGAACATGGGTTCTTGGATGAAGGAACCACTTGCTAAAGGTTTTAAAATCTTGGGCAATGCAAAATACAAGATTAAGAGAACTGCTTCTATTGCAAGTAAAACAAAGACTACAGTAGGAGTGCCACCGAACTCTTGAACCCAATATTTCACCACATTACTAACCAAGCAGGGAATATAAAAAATAGAATACAAAACCAATCCAGCCAATCCTTTTTGTTTCAAAGATTCATTAAACAACACATTAAATACAACGGACAATCCTACAATCACAAGGCCTACCAGTATTAGTTTCATGGTAAGAAACAGCACAAGAGAATTGGTTTTGTCTAAAGGTTGAATATCTGTATAGGAAATGAAGTAGTTAATGAAACTATATAAAGATTGAGACAAGGAAGGCATGGTTTCATTGAACAATATGAGTAAGATGAAAATCGTGCCAAAGATGATAAACCACAGATATTTTTTGTCTTCCAATTTCGAAAAGACTACATACATAAAGAGCATCAATGGAATGGTAAATGCGAAAATATATAGGGCTATTTTGTCATTATGTAAAGAGTGCGTATCGCCCATGTGGAATTGAAACAACATGACAATGTATAAAATCATCATAACAATGGATCCATAGCGTGTAAATAGTCGAATGACTTTGTTCTTACTTTCTGGATTATTGGGAAGTATAAAATCTAACATTGCTTGTATACAAATAAATGTGTTATTCTATAATATTGCTAAAGATTTTCAATAGTGGTTTTCTTACCGTGACATTCTCTACATAGAGCGACTAAATTGTCAATATGATTGCTACCGCCATATTCCAAACGCACTTTGTGGTCTACTTCAAACCAGGCAGTCAATTGTTCACCACAATCGCCACATTTCCAATTTTGTTGAGCCGCTACGAATTTCTTTTTGGTTTCACTGACCGAACGTTTGGTGGCTTTTTTACCTGAATTCAAAAGACGTGGGTCAGGGCGATTCGACTGGTTGTTTTGTGGCAGTAGCATATTTATCATACTATATGAACCACCCGCTGCGGTTGCACCTTGGCCAGCCATAGAAGATGTGAAATTTTGTCTGGCAGTAAAGTCTAATATTGGGGAAATGACATTACTGGTAGCTTGGTCTACAGGTAAATACTTTAAATATTCATGCGAAGTGGCAAACATTTCGTTCGCTTTTTGGGGATTCTTTTTGACCAACCACCAAAGGACTAAACCTCCAAAAGCAATGCCTGCCATTTGATAATATTTTTTGTAGGATAATAATTGTTTGAATACTTTGCCTTCTGTATAAATATTACCAATCAAAAGACCAGTAATAATAAATATAATAATTTCAATGCGCATGACTATATTGTAAAGGGAGGATTTTTTTTACAGTTTTTTATTTTGTGCCCAGTAGTATAAAGATGGCGCATGTTACAATCAGACCGTAGGTAATGTGATGTTTTTGCACCCCGAATTGTTGAGACAAAGTATAGGTTTTGGGTAAATAAGAATCGTAATATTTATCTAAATGTTCTGCCAAAGTATATTCTTCTTTTCCCAAAGATTGATGCATTTTATTTTGCATGAAATGGACCCAATAGGTAAACGAATCTTGATTGTCCAAATAGGGAGTCACTGGAAATGAATCGAGTAATTGTATCATGATTTTTTGTATAGGTGGATGGGGTATAAATAAGGGTAGATTTTGGATAAAATCGTAGTATTTACGTTTGGTGACTGCATTTGGAAATACTGGATAACTATGTGCTACTGTATAAAGAAAGAACCAAAACTGTGGCAGCCATATTTCTGGATCTAAAGGTTTCATACTATACTATACAAACGAAAAAACAATTTAAACCAAACATGCTTTCATTTTCCAAGGAAAGTAAAACACACAAACAATAGAATGTCGTCGTCGGGAGTAGTAGTAGTCAATAAATCAATACCACCCTCAAAAATGACTAAAATGAAGAATTATAAATCGAATCATGGAAAACATCGGGATACGCTTCAACCGTTAATACCATCTTCTACTGTCAATCATACAGATATGATATGCAACAATTGTGGGAAAAAAGGGCATTTGTTTTTCATTTGTAAAATACCTATTACCAGTATTGGAGTGATTGCATTTCGAAAAGTAGATCACGAAGTGCAATATTTGATGATTCGCCGTAAAGATACTTTAGGTTATATTGATTTTATGCGAGGTAAGTTTGCCGTAGAGCAAAAGCAATATATTATGAATATGATATTGCAAATGACCAAGGCGGAGAAAAATATCTTGCTTCAAAAAAGTGCCATAGTAAAACAAAATGGAAATATATCATTACGGGAAAAAATTGTAGAACTAATACGAGGAATAGTTCATCCTGATACGGGTGAACATTATAATTTAGAATCATTGATTTTAGAAAGTAAATTATACTGTGATTGGGATGAACCAGAATGGGGATTCCCTAAAGGTCGCCGAAATGCTCAAGAAAATGATTATGATTGTGCCATACGGGAATTTTCGGAAGAAACGGGTTATTCTGCGAATGTTTTGACAAATGTTCGTAATATTGTTCCTATGGAAGAAGTGTTTACGGGTTCAAACTACAATTCCTACCGTCACAAATATTATTTGATGAATATTTCTTATGAAAACAGTATGAATTCATCTCCTAAATTTCAAAAATCTGAAGTCAGTGAAATGAAATGGTGGTCTTTGAAACAATGTGTGGAAAAAATAAGACCATATAATTTAGAAAAAATACAGCTCATACAAAATATCGACCAATGTTTGCAAAAAACCCGTGTGTTTTCTATGACAAAAATATAATGTGTCCATAGTATAGTATAAAGTATAGTATACAATGGAATCAAATGAACCGCAATCCAATACTATGACTACACCTCCACGTGAGGAGGAGCCTGTAGAAACGCCTGCATTGAATCCTGCACCTGTTTCTACTGCTAATAAAACCCGTAGAGCAAAATGTCCAGACGGGACGTGGTTTGTGAAAAGTAAAAACGAATGTGTGCCAAAAAGGCTAATATTGCAAAGAAGAACCCGTAGGAAAAAACAGAAAGAAGCAGTCGCTGCTGCAGTAGCAGATGTGCCCACATCGAATGATTCATCTACAGTCAATCCCCCACAACAAGAATCACAAGAAGAAGACAATAGTAGTGAAAATAATCAATCAGAAAATGTAGTGGAAGAGGAGGATGTTCTTGATAATGAGAATAAAGATGGGAGTTTTATTGATAATATTTTACCTACTAAAATGGTGAATTACATTCGGGGCAATAATGATTCTTCTGAAAATGCCGAAGATATTGGAGAGAAAACATCGGATATGCAAGAAGATATGCCTAAAGAAGAGGAATCTCTCAAAAATGAAAATGAAAATGAAAATCCCGATCCAGAGAAAGTAGAAAATGCAAAAGAGGAATCCATCCAAAATGAAAATCTGGAAGAAATGCCTAAAGTAGAGGATTCCCCAGAAATGCCTAAAGAAGATGGATTATCAGAAAATGTGGAGGGAGAGAAAATAGAAGAATCACCAGAAATGCCTAAAGATGATTCTCTCAAAAATGAAAATGAAAATCCCGATCCAGAGAAAGTAGAAAATGTAAAAGAGGAATCCATCCAAAATGAAAATCTGGAAGAAATGTCTAAAGTAGAGGATTCCCCAGAAATGCCTAAAGTAGAGGAATCCCCAGAAATGCCTAAAGATGATTCTCTCAAAAATGAAAATGAAAATCCCGATCCAGAGAAAGTAGAAGAATCATCAGAAATGCCTAAAGAGGATGAAGAGAACAAAGGTTTAATTCAGAATATTCTCAAGAAAATGGGTTTGACTACTAAAGATGATAACAAAAGTGAAGAGAATGCAGAGGAATCCCCAGAAATGCCTAAAGAAGAGGAATCTCTCAAAAATGAAAATGAAAATCCCGATCCAGAGAAAATAGAAAATGCAAAAGATGAATCCATCCAAAATGAAAATCTGGAAGAAATGCCTAAAGAAGATGGATTATCAGAAAAGGAAAATGAGGAGGAAGGAGAGAAAGAAGAAGAATCATCAGAAACGCCTAAAGAGGATGAATCCTTCATGGAAAAAATAGTTCCAACAGGAGTGATGAACTTTTTCAAGGGAAAGAAAGATAGTGAAGAAGAAGACGATAAAGAAACTTTAGCAAATGATGACAGTAGTGATGATGACGACGACGACGATGAGACTGAATCAGACGACGATGAGACTGAATCAGACGATGATGAGACTGAATCAGACGATGAAGATGACAATACAGAATCTGATGATTCAATGACATTATTAAAAACAAAAGAAGATGAAAACAAAGAGCAATTCGAAACGGAGAGAAAAAGACATACTTCTCTCAAAAAGGCAATTGACAAGGAAACATTTTTATATCCACAAATAGATGATCCTAATTTTAATATTAAAGTAGCAGCAAAAGAGGAATTCAAGCAGCACCAATACGATGGGACTATAGCAAAAAACATAAAGGAAAAATCGCAAGAAGCATGTGAAAGTGAGTTCGAAATACTTCCTCACCAGCAGTTTGTTCGCAACTTCATGTCAATCGAAACACCCTACAATAGTCTTCTACTGTTTCATGAACTGGGAACAGGAAAAACATGCAGTGCCATAGGTATAGCAGAAGAAACCAGAAGGTATATGAGACAAACTGGTTCTACCCGAAAGATCTTAATCATTGCATCACCAAATGTCCAAGACAATTTCCGTCTACAGTTATTTGACCCATCTAAATTAGTAAGTGTCAATAAGAATTGGGTATTAAATACATGTATTGGAAATGAACTATTGAGAGAAATCAATCCAGGAAATGTAGAAGGTATATCAAAAGAGGAAGTCATCCGTAGAATAAGAAAATTAATCAAACAATATTACATTTTTACAGGCTATGAGTCCATTGAAAGTGGTATGAATAATAGTAAAAATAAGACACAACAACCTACAATAGAAAAAATGGCTAAACGTTTTACCCCAGATATTTTAGATTTGAAACCAATCAGTGATACGGATTCACCTACTTTGGTAGAAAGTAAGGAAAGGGCAATCAATCGTATTCGAAAAATATTTGACGACCGTCTGATAATTGTAGACGAAGCTCAAAATGCATTGGCCAGACAAGATTCCGTGGAGGACCAAACCAAAGGGCTTGTCAAACAATCCGCCAAAATTTTAAAACAAATCGCACGTTTCTGCAAACATACACGATTTCTACTGTTATCCGCCACCCCAGTTTACAACCAACCTGAAGAAATAGTAAGTCTGGTGAATCTATTGAACAGCAATGATAATCGGGCACAATTATCACGAAACCAAATATTGGACAAACATGGAAATTTCAAACCAGAACAACGAAATAGTGATAATCAAGTAATAGTAGAGAGTGGACAAGATTTATTAAAACGAAAGTTGATTGGATATGTATCGTATGTTCGTGGAGAGAATCCCTACACATTTCCATACAGACTGTATCCAAAGGATTTTGCACCAAAAGAAAACCAGTGGTTATCCTACAGTTATCCATCCACAATGCTAAATGGTGTATCTATAGATCAAGCCCCCAGTAAATATGTAATCGATAATGTGTTTGTTTCTCCACTTGGCGAATATCAATCCGAAGTATACAACAAATTTGTAGAACGAAAAGTAGAAGAACATAAATTACAGAAAAAGAAGACATTTAACTTCAATGTCTTGGATACGCTGAATCAAGTATTAAATATGTCTTATCCTACAGGAAATACAGAAACAATAGGAAGTATTAAAAGTTGCATGAATTATCAAATAGAAGCAAATATGGGACGAATCCATAACTTTACCTATAAATCATGGGTATTGGAAAATCATGGCCGAATTTTTCATGAATCCAAAATCAAAGAGTTCAGTCATAAAATACACGCAATCATAGAGGCCATTAAGAAATCAACGGGAATGGTTTTGGTTTATTCCCGATACATTGAAGGAGGATTAGTGCCCCTTGCATTGGCTTTAGAAGAATTGGGATTAAATCGCTATTGTTATTCCGACCATGTTGCAAATTTCATGAAAGAGAAAGCAAAAGAACCATTTACAGTCAATACAAAGACCAATGAAAAATACATTGGTAATTATGCCATGATCACAGGTTCATCCAAGTTCTCTCCAAGTAACAAAAAAGATTTGGAAATGATTGTAAACAAAGAGAACTCGGATGGAAGACATGTCAAGGTTGTATTAATATCAGAAGCGGGAAGTGAAGGAATCGATTTCAAATACATTCGTCAAGTGCATATAATGGATCCTTGGTATAACATGAGTCGCCTGGAACAAATCATCGGACGGTCAGTAAGAAACAAGAGTCATTGTCTACTGCCATTTAACGAGAGAAATGTCGAAATATACATGCATGGAACAATGAATCAGAAAACCAACCACGAGACATCGGATATGTATATGTATCGATTTGCAGAAGAAAAAGCAATACAGATTGGTCAAATTACGCGAGTATTAAAGGAAGTGGCGGTAGATTGTTTATTGAATATACAACAACAGAATTTCAACGAAGAGAATATGAATGAAGAAATCACCATTACTACAAGTAGCGGTAGAAAAATTAAACATCGGGTAGGAGATAAACAATATTCCAGTAAATGCGATTACATGGAAAAGTGTGAATATCAATGCAGCCCGTCTTTACCCAAGAAGACACCCACATTAGATGCATTACCAAGCGAACAAAGCACTTATAACACCTATCATCTACAACGCAATCAGGAAATGATAACCAAACGAATTCGTCAACTATTTCGAGAGAAAATATTTTACAAACGCAGTGAACTCATTCGGGAAATCCAAATAGGAAAACCGTATAAAATCCAAGAGATATACTACATATTGGGTCTGTTTTTGAAGAACAAAATATGGGTGATTCATGAAGGAAAATCAGGTTATTTGGTCCGTAATAAAGACGTATATTCATTTCATTTATCAAATGTAACAGATATGCGTAGTTCTCTCTACGACCGAACCAAACCAAACGAACAAATACCTTCTAGTATTCCATTGCAAGTGGATACAGTAGAATATGAAAATATGGCAATGGAATTAATTCCCAAACCAGTAATAAAGCGTATGAAGAAAACCGATTCATTGCCCAAAAACATGGGTGCAAACGCTTTATTAAAACAAAATAAGAATGAAAAGAAAACCGCAAAAAAAGGGTTCCTTAATGATATAGTAGTGCCAGATTCTATCAAATCGCTTTTAAAGAATAATAATAAAACGGAAGCGAATGATGAAGAACCTTCTCTTACAGCAAAAGTGAGAGAATATAAAGAAATCAAAGATTTGATTGAAGAAGTAATAACGGGAATCAGTAGTGGTAACACAATCGATAAAAATGAATCAGCAGTAATACAAAATGGAAAAGTGGTGTATTATTTATGGACCAAAGATATAGACAAAGATAAAAACCAATTGTTTTACTATATATGTGAACACATATTGGATTTGATGGTATATGGAGAGAAATATAATTGTATTCTACAGCTATTTAAAACAGAGGCGGATTTCTCTCGAGCAACCGTTACTACCTATACTACAGTAGATGAAGTCATCTATTCGTATTTCCGTAAGCGTATAGTAGAAGAAAATAACCATCGTGGAATAGTATTGACAAATAAGATGAACAATCGAGTATTGTATTGGACAGGTAAAGAATGGGTGCCATCTGAAAATGCAGTAGTGCAAGTGAAGTCTCTCGAAAATGCAATACACAAAACGTTTTGGAAGGGAAATACAGTAAAAAACAAGGTCATTCAAGACAAGAAAGATAAAGAAGCCCGATCAGTGATTGGATACATCGCATTTGATTCTACGAAAAG